GGCGGTGGTGGCGGCGGACTTTGTGGCACAACTGGGAAAAACGGCGCTGCTGGTGGCTCAGGAATTGTTATTGTTCGTTACTTGAAATCGGCGGTTTAATATGGCGCACTTTGCTGAAATAGATGAAAATAATATAGTGTTAAGAGTATTGGTAACAGATAATAATGAACCTGATGAAGGTTATCAATGGCTTGTAGACAATCTAGGTGGCACTTGGGTTAAAACTTCCTATAATACTAGCGGTGGAAAACACCTACTTGGTGGTACTCCTTTTAGAAAAAACTTTGCTGGTATAGGTTGGGTTTATGATGCTGAACGAGATGCTTTTAGACCTCTTAAGCCAAAAGAAGGTGAATGGGTTTTGAATGAGGATACTTGTTTTTGGGAACGCATTGATGTAGAGTAAATAAAACAGAAAGAAGGCGCTATGAATCAAATTATTTTTACAGACATACTTAACCCCGAAGGGGTATTAGACAAACCTAAGCCCGCAATTGAATATGTGCCGCAATGGTACAAAGACGCAAAATCTTATACAGACCCCAGTGGTAAAAAAGCCCCAACAATGGACAACACACCTGCCGCAACCATAAAAAGATGTATGCCTGTATGGGATTTAATGACTGCTGGTTACATTATTGAAACCCCTGTTGATATTTACATAAGACAAACACCTACAGGGCCTTATTTCCAATGGGGAAATACTGTTGCTATTGCTTTTCAAACGCACAGCCAGTTTCAAAATCACCCGTATTCACGCGACATAGATTACGCAGTTAGGATAGTACACCCTTGGAGCATAAAAACTCCTAAAGGTTGGTCAGTTTTAATTTGTGAACCGCAACATCAAGAACCTACTCCGATAATTACTGCCAACGGAATTGTAGATACTGATAATTATTCTTTGCCATTTAATATGTTTATTAAATTACGCGACCCTAATTTTGAAGGTATGATTCCCGCAGGAACACCATTTGCTCAAATTATTCCTTTTAAAAGAGAAACATGGACATCTAAACTAGGTGGCGTAAAGGAACGCAAAAAGTATGAATCTGACTGGATTAAATTTCAAACAATATTCTTTGACCGCTATAAAAAATTTTGGTGGAGCAAAAAGGAATACAAATGACAAGACAGTGCGGTTCTTGTACTAAATGCTGTGAAGGTTATTTACAAGGAAGCGCTCATGGCAAACCTTTTTATTTAGGAAATCCTTGCCATTACATTGAAATTGGCAAGGGTTGTACTATTTATGCTAAAAGACCTAAAGACCCTTGTGTAACATATCGTTGTCAATGGTTAGATAATCTTGAAATACCTGAATGGTTCAAGCCTGATAAAATAAATGCCATTATTACTAAAAGAGTAATTAAAAATACTCACATTGAATATTGGGATTTATGTGAGGCAGGAGAAACAATGAAGTCAAATGTACTGAGTTGGGTTATTCAATACGCCCTGAATAACAAAATAAATTTGCGATGGCAAGTTGAAGGTGGGATTCATTGGGTCGGTGCTGAAGATTTTAATAAAGCCTTACAAGAAACGAATGTGTTGTGACAACCACATATCGGTATTTATTTGCCGACCTTTTAACAAATTCTGTTCTTGCTGAGTTGCCTTTAACGGGCGTTAGTTTTACTCAGCAATTAAATCAATCAGGCACTCTTAATGGACACATTCTTTTATCTGCCCTGCAGTCTGCCCAATTTAATGTTAATGCCTCAACCATTCCAGGGCGTTCTGCGATTTATGTAGACCGTAATGGAGATTTGATATGGGGTGGGGTTATATGGAATCGCACCTATAACAGCGCGGAACAAACTTTAAACATTACAGCCCGTGAGTTTGAATCTTATTTTGAGCGCCGCCGCGTAACAACAACGCAAAACTTTACAAATACAGACCAATTAGTAATTGCTCGCACTTTGATAGATGATGCGCAATTAGTTACGAACGGTGACATTGGAGTTATAGTAGGAACCGAAACCTCAGGGGTTTTGATTGACCGTGTTTATTACGACTATGAATTAAAAAATGTTTATCAGTCTATTCAAGATTTATCACGCGCAGAAGATGGTTTTGATTTTCTTATTAATGTTTCTTATGACCCAATAACAGAAGAACCAATAAAAACTTTAGTATTAAGTTACCCTCGTTCAGGTGTAATTTATGATGTTAATGACCCTGACGCTATTGTGTTCTTATTTCCTGCAGGCAATATTGTTGAGTATGAATATCCTGAAGATGCTTCTATTGCCGCCAACATTATTTATGCCCTTGGAGCAGGCTCTAATGAAGGTAAATTAATATCCATTGCGCAAGACACACCAAAGTTTACAGAAGGTTGGGCAGTACTTGAAGATGTGGCAAACTATTCTGATATTACAGATGCCACATTACTAAATGAACTTTCTTTAGGTCAGGTTTTAGCAGTGTCATATCCACCAACAACAATAAAAATTGTTGTACCTGCCTACATACCGCCAACTTTAAATGATTACAACATTGGCGATGATGCACGCTTAATAATTACTGATGAGCGCTTTCCTGGAACTCTTGATGCTATCTATCGCATAGTCGCACTTAATGTGCAACCTGGTGAAAATGGACCTGAACGCGTTACGCTTACCCTTACGGCAAGCGAATAGGAACATTATGGCGTACATAAATCAACCATTTGACCTCCACAGATTCTTTAAAGATATTGACCAACGCCTACAAAAATTAGAAACGGCTGTGCGTTTTACTGCGCCTAGTTTTGATTTCTCAGGTGGTAATCCGAGCAACCCGCGCACAGGTGACATATTTTTTGACACAGATTCAGGCGACCTTAAATATTACGATGGTTCAAATTTTATTACCTTGTAGTACATAACTGTTATTATTTGTCGCCATGAGCATAGAACAATGGGTTGGAATTGCAGTGGGTGTTTGCACCCTGGTTGGGGCCTTTGCAATGAGTGTTAGACATTTAGTAAAATACTATTTGGCAGAACTTAAACCCAATGGGGGCTCAAGTATCAAAGACAAAATTAAAGACATAGACGAGAAGGTGGACAAATTAGAAACGAGAGTAGACGAGATATACCGACTCTTAGTAGAGAAGGCTTAATAGAGTTAATTGTTTGGCACGCAAGACAAGAATTACAATATGAAGAAGGCACAAACAATGACACTAAGTACGGTAAATGGTATGGGCTAAATTATCAACCTTGGTGCGCCATGTTTATTTCATGGATTTATTACAAAGTAGGGGCTAGTAAAACAATAGCGGCAAGCAACACTAAAGGATTTGCTTCATGTGATGCAGGTTTAAAATGGTTCACCGCTAAAGATAAATTAGTGCCAATTGGACAAGCGCAACCAGGAGATATAGCCTTTTTTCAGTTTGATACAGATGCCCAACCTGACCATGTTGGCATTGTGGTAAAAAACAAAGGGAACTATTTGTATTGCATAGAAGGCAATACAAGTTCTAACACAAAAGGCAGTCAGAGCAACGGAGGCGGCGTGTATCGTAAGAAGCGCTCGTACTCAGTGGTCATGGCTGTGGCGCGCCCGATAAAGGAGAAAAAATGAAAAAAACTGACCTAGACAAAATCAAATCATTTGTAAGACATTTTGCAATTACTGCTATCGCTGTTTACACAGTAAACCCTGACGCTGATTGGAAGGCTGTATTTGCTGGCGCTGTTGCTGGCGTAGTCGGTCCTGCAATCAGAGCCATAGATAAAAATGACCCTGCGTTTGGTCGCGTAGCAAATTGGGTTGAAACAGAAATCAAGAAGGTTGCAAAGAAGTCACCTAAAAAGAAAGTATAATTTTCCCTCCTCCATGGGAAAGCACTCCTGAGTACGAGTCTAAACTGCTCATTTACACTTTGTGTTAGGCTATGCGCGGAGGTGGTTATGAGTTTAGAAAAATCATTACAAGAATTAAGTAAAAGTTCTAAAAGAAGCCAAAAAGTTTGCGCTTATCAAGTTATGTATGACAATCTAAATCCTCAAGATAAAAAGGCTTTAGATGAAGCCTGGGCCATGGGTATGCCAATAAGTCTTATAGTCAGAGCAATAAGACAAGAAGGAATTAAAACCAGTAGCGATGCTGTTAGGGCGCACCAAAAAGGGATATGTAAATGTCCAAAGTAAATAAAATTCTTGATGATAGAGAAGAACAATACGGTGACGCAACAGAGAACTTTGCAAAGATAGGCAGAATATGGGGTGCGTTACTAGATATTGAGGACATTGAGCCATGGCAAGTAGCGTTAATGATGGATAGTTTAAAAACAGTTAGATTATTTAAAAACCCAAATCACGAAGATAGTTGGATAGATAAACAAGGTTATACGCATCATGGTTATGAAATGATAAAACAATGAGCCTAGAAGATAACTTAAAAAAACTACCTGAAGGCATTGAATCTGATGATGTTAAAGAATTACGCAACGCGTTATTTAGAATACAAAAACAATTAATAAAAGCAAAAACAAAAACTGAAGATTTAGTAGAGGCAACCCATCAAGCCGCGTATGATGCGATGTTGGCTATGGGTCCTCTTGCCCCTGTAGCAGAACAAAAAATTACAAAAGTAGGCAAAGGTAAACCTGAAGTTGCTTTATGGCACATGACGGACTGGCAAGGCGCAAAAAAAACTACAACCTATAACTCTGAAGTGATGCGTACGCGCGTTTTAGAATTTGCAAAAAAGTCCGTAAGAATTACAGAAATACATAGAGCCAATCACCCTGTAAAAGAGTGTTACATACTTTTCGGCGGTGACATGGTTGAGGGTTTATTTAATTTTCCTAATCAAGTTTTTGAGATTGATTCAACACTGTTTGAGCAATATGTAAATGTGAGCAGGCTTTGCGTAGATGTGGTTCGCTACGCTCTTGCTAATTATGAAAAAGTTACGGTAGTTCCTGAGTGGGGTAATCATGGGCGTATTGGAAGTAAGCGTGACAATGTTCCTCGTTCTGACAATTTTGACCGTATGTGTTATGAGTTGGCGCGCCAATTACTTGCAGGAGAAAAGCGCCTTACCTGGCAAGAATGTCCTGATGATATACAAAAAGTACAAATCGGTGAGTATCGCGCGCTCGTTATTCATGGCGATGAAGTTGGTCGTAATGGTTTTGCATCTCCAGCAACGATTGTTCAACACATCAATAGATGGCGCAGTGGGTCTTACCCATGGGAATTTAGAGATGTCTATATTGGTCATTACCACACC